TGTCTTGTGCGACGCGCGGCTTCGGCGTTTCCTTCGGTTGAGCCAGAAGGATCGCGCGATAGGCGCTCGGGTGAACATCCTTGATATCGATCTTGAGGATGTCGAGCGCTGCCTTGTAGACGCCCTCTGCGCTGTCCTGAGCGACAAGCTTGCCAACGTAGGGCTTCACTTCCTCTTCGGCCGATTGAATGCCTCGCAGACGTGCAATCGTGGCTTGTTCGGCATCGCGACGAGCTGCGTCGGTGGCCAACTTGATGGCCTTATCCATTGCACCCTTCGAAACCATGTCTTTCTTTTCTCCAGCCGGATTGGCGTTCGCAGCACCCGGCGTTTGGTCGGGTGTGTCCATAGCAGCCGGCTTCTCGGGCTTTTCCGGATCTTCCGGGGTATCGACAGCCGCAGGAGCCGCACCAGGAGCCGATAGCTTGGCTTGAACTTGTGCGAGGTCTTCGTCGCTGATCTTGCCGCGAAGCATCGCGAGAATTTCTTCGCACTTCGGATCAACGTCATCCAGCGCAACATCATCGTTGTCCGGATTCTCGCCATCGAGTTTGTCGAGCAGTTCGACAACATCGGCGAGATCCGCATCCTTAGCCAGATGCGGCTTGATTGCAGCGACGATGCCCGGCTTCTTGGTGAGCCAGTTCTTGCGCTTCACGCCAGCCAATACTGCATCCAGATCAAGCGCCGCGTCTGCCGCCAGTTTCGGCTTCAGGACAGCCAGCAGCGCACCTTTTGCCATGACGGCTTTCTTGCTGAGCTTGCTCACAGGTTTTGCTCCATGTGGTTGAATTGAGGAATCTCCGACCATTACATCCGGCCCGGCTCTTCCTCTTGGAACCAAGGCCACATGATTAAATTTGATGTTGCGCATTACGCCGTCATAGGCGACACCTTCGTAGGTGCCTGGCGTCATGTCCGCGTCGTAGTAATACGCGCTTGAGAGTTCTTGCTCCGTTCCGTTCTCGATGCCCTGAATCGCGGTCTGCACCGAAATGACCATCGAGTTATCGAGGTAAGGCGCATTAAACGCTGCGGATTCCCCCGTATAACCCACGACATTCTTCTGCTTGGGATCAATCGGGCTTACCGGAACGTGCTCATTGAGCACCGGAATCATGTTCGCAGTCGCAACTGCCTTCTCAAGTTCCTGCGGATCACGCAGCAACATGTAGATGCGGCCGGGCTCTAGCCCGAGTTTGTCAGCATCCGGGATCTCGTCGCCACGGTATGGGCAGACATTGGCCTTTGTGATATGCGTCAGCTTGACGTGCAGGCGACCATCATGGTCATAGCTGCGAACGCTTCCCTTGTCGAATGCAAGTCGATCGCGCGACGACAGGGCGGATTCCATTGCCTTGTCCATCGCCATGTCGTTGGCAGTTTGCTTGCCCAATGCCATGTTCACTACTTCACGCACGCCCGGATGAAGTGGCTCGGGTGGATTGTTGAGAGAGGCCCACTTATAGGCGGTGTGCTCAGACTTATCGATCTTCGGCGTGAATTTATGCCGAATGAATTGTCGGTAGGTGATGAAGTCGACTTCAGAGCCGCTGTCGTCTTTGCTCGACGTATCAGCGATCTTTGAGAGTTCACCGTACGGATATGCGCCAATTTCCTCCGCGCATTCCCGCTTAGCTGTCTCTTCAGGCGTCTCATTATCGTCAGCTCGGCCGCCCGGCAGATCCCACTCATTCGGATGGTTTGCATCAGGTGCGCGCAATAGAAACAGGACTTCATCCTCTGGCGTCACGAGCATGATACCGGCGCCCTTGATTTTCTGATCCTTGGCGATGAACTCCTTGCCTACTTTTTTCGGAATGCCGAGGGTGCTTTTCCCATTTGCCGCCGCGTACATCGCGCGTTTTTGTTTCTCGCTCACCGCTGGCATCTTAATATCCCAATAAACATCATCGAATTTATGCCAATGCCGTCAACCCACCATTTACAGCAACTCGAACGCTACCACCCGTAAGAGCGGCGGTTAGCTGCACGGTAAGAGTTGAATCTGGAGAGCTCGCATGCCATGAATAACCGGCACCACTTTCAAGAAGCACAGGGGCGATGATTGATGTGGAGGCGGTGAATGAAGCAGGACACCATACATGTCCTGCGCCAACGATGCCGAACACACTATCCGTAAAAGTAACTCCCACAATTCCACCGCCACTAGTTGTGCAAGTGGGGAGAAATTCGACCAAGAGACGCGTCAAATAATAATAGGGTGCGCCAGTTGTGAGGGTGACCGCGTTAGTTCCGCTTGACGAATTCAGTGTCGCAGAAAGATAGAGATCGCCAATCCATTTTGGCAACGCAACATCGCCGCTTCCGGATCCTGCGCCCACAACGTAAGGCGCTTGAGCCAATGTGCTGAAAGTAAGCGGCATGTCAGTCTTCCAATCCTGGGATTATTGATTTGCTCGTACAGCGGCAGTTGATTGCTTGACCTGGCAGCAGCCACTCGCCATCCAGATACATGCCTTTGTTGATGTCGAATCTTTTGCCGTTCGCGGCGACGTGAGAGGGGCGCGGCTCTTTGCCGGCATGGCTGTGCATCCAGATCGCCTCGGTGATGCCCAGCTCGTTCTGGCGCGTGCGGTTGATAACCGCAGTCATCTTGTTGGACTGATCACGTGCGATCAGGGAGGCGCGACGTTTCGTGACGTCGTAGCGATCGGTCAGCTCTTTGGTTAAAGTCGCCAGATCGCGCCCGTTTTGCATCGAGCGCATGACAATGCCTTCGACCTGCGTGAGATGCTCGGAGGCAATGCTTTTGATCAGGCCAACATTCTCGCCAATCGCAGCCTGCATGGCGTTGTTCACGTCAGCCGTTGTGCGGAACTGAACGGTAAATCCAGCCTTCTTGAGCACCTCACGCAACTGGAGATCGGTCGCGCCGGCTGCTCGATCAACGAAATACTTCGCCAGATCCTCTGCGCCTTTGTCGAACGCCTTCAGCCAGCGGCGAGACACGCGGTGCATGGCGCGACGCATTGCATTGGCAGGGCTGCCGTCTCGGAACGATTCCCACCCAGCATCCTGCGCCAAGGACGGCGGAGGATTTGCTCTATACTGAGCCTGGATGAAGTAAATAAGGGAGCGATGCATCATTTCGATCCATCGCTGAAGCTGCTTGTTGTAAGCCGCCTCTACGCCCGCATTAGTCCTGACCGGCTGGAGCGTGATGTCCCTGCCGGTCGGAGAAACGAGTTTAGGAGAGGGCATGAAGCAGGAAATCCCTGTCGATTACGTGGGCTACGACCACGAAGAAGCGCAACGAGTAGTGGTGTATGTCGGGCCGAACGACGAATATTCGGCGCGCTTCAACCTGTCGGATTTGCTTGATATCGAACTGGATATGTTCGAGCTAAAAAACGGGCTTACCGACAGTGCTGGTAAGCCACGATTTGATGCGATGGAGCTGGAACTAACCGAGATGGTGAGAAGGATTCGGGCGATAAGATATGGCTAAACCGTTTCCTCTTCTTCGCCTTTCGGCTGCTGCATCCCGCTCAATTTTTCGGCATGCATGAGCGGGCCAGTTTCCGGCTCGGGTACTTCGGGCAACGGCGCATTGATATCTAGCCCGTGATACGGCGATTCCTCGTCTCCAGCGATGCGAGTGCGTGAGTCATCCGGCATGATCACGCCAGCGCCGATCAGCATTGCGTCCGTTTCCGCGTCGGTCTTACGATTCAACGCGCGCTGTTCTTCGCTCATCGTCCGCATTGGCACCCATTCGAAGCCAATTTCCGGATCGATCTCGCCGAACTTAGAAAGCTGGACGATGTTCAGCACCTTCGAGACGAACGGCGTATAGATCTCTTGATTCGCCGATACCGTATCTTGGAAGACCTCGATCTCGCCTTCAGACGTGGCGTTCAGGCCGCTAGGCGTGATACCCGTCAGATAGACCAGCGGAAGGCCAGTAGGGGCACACATCTGCTCCTGAGATTGAGCCTGAAGCTTATCTAAGCCGCCGAGGGGCGCCGAGATGTTGTCGAACTCTTCCTTGTCCTTATCGATAGCATTGACGCCGTGATTGTCCCGGCCAAGGTTGAACAACTGCATGCGGTTGAAGAAATTTTCCGCACCACCATTGTTCAGCAACTGGCTCATATCCGTCTTTAGCGTCCAAACCGTGAAGGCGTGGATCAGATCCGAAACGGATTGACGCGTGCGCAGCCAGTTCTCCACATACGGCTTGACCATCTGCGACAGTGACAGTCCGGCGAATGCGTAGGCCGGCTTCAGGATGTCCGGAACCCTGCGCGACACAATGGTCATCAGGCGGCTGGAGTGGATCTCCTTGCCCATGACGAACCATGTCGTCGGCTTGTAGAATGTCGGGTCTAGCGGGTCATTCGCGTTGTATCGATTCGGGTAGGACCAGATCGGCTCAATGACCGTGAGGCGTTTGATGGAGTTCAGCCCAACCTTCGCCGACGATTCCGTCAGCTCCGTCTTCAGCTCGTCTGGGTCAAGCTGATCCGACTCCATACCCATATCGATGAAGATCTGCGAGCGCCCGAATAGGCCGTCTTGCTGAATAGCATCGCGGAATACTGCTTGGACATTCAGACGTCGAAACTCGGCCTCGATCTCTTTGATCTTGTCGGCTTTCTTCTCTTCGCCAGTCGCCCTGATCTTGATCCACTTACGCGTCATCTCGCGCGCATAGACCTCGGCAGGGCGGCGGAACTCCGGAATCTGCGCCCATTGGGCCAAGATCGTGAAGCCCGGAAATGCATACCCCTCTTCGAATGCCGCATTGATATTGCCAAGGGCGCCGAAGGCATCGACTTCGTTGAAGCCCGCATCCATCGCGAGCTTCTTACCCGTAGTGCCAGTCGGCAGCACGCCTTTAGGCGGCTCATAAGGCTTGAAATGCTCGGGCTGGAGCGGCTTCTTGGTCGCCGGCTTGGCACGCATCGCCAGCAAGTGGTCGACCGTGACATGGAACGACTCCGCAGCCTTCGCCGGCACTTGGACGGGCGCTTGGTGCGTCGCCATGAGTGCTTTTTTGCGTTGTCTGCGGGTCATCGTGAGCGGCCCATGCGGGCGAATTGCTTGAGGGTTTCTGAGGTGATGGCAAGCGGTACAACGCCAGGCGCAAAAGCCATGATCAATGCGTCGGCCAGGTTAGGTGAGGGAACAGGGCCGCCTTCGCGGTTCGCCTTAGCGAGATCCTTCTTGCTTTCGACCTTGACCTTGCCGTTATTGTCGTAGTCGCGCTTCGGGGTAGCGAGTTCATCAATGAGCTGGTCGAGATTCGGCGTATCGCTACAGATACTGATCAGCTGATCGTCGGGAAGCTTTTCTCCCTTGCGAACCGCGTTGTATGTGTTGCGGAATCGATCCGCGACCATCCACCACGCCTGAGCCTTGAGGTTCAGGAACATGTCTTTGTTCTTGACCTTTGGCTGATACTCGCGCTCCGGTTCGAAGACCGCAGCGCCTGCGTTGAACTTCTCATACTGGATGCGTCCGTCGATGATCGTATCGTTCAACTCTCCGAACTTCGCGCCAGCACTAGCGCCCACGCCGATAGAGTCATACGTCACCGTCGCGGATCGCTCACGCGCCACATTCCAGACGCGAGTGCAGGATTTCAGTAGCTCGTCCTCGCCGGCTTTCCAGAGATCCGTCCACGAGACAACGGAACCGTGCGCATAAACATTGGCGCACTTGTCTGCACCCGAGTCGGCAACGTCAAAGCCGAGCCGCTTACGCCCGCATGCCTCGAACCCGAGCGCCTTGTGCGCATCAATCGCAGCCATGATCCATGACCGCTTGATGATCGAACTATCGTCGTCATCCTTCGGCACACCCAGATAGATATGCGCGAATTCGTCTTCGTCCTCGTCCTTCGCCGCCTGAATGACGGCAAGCATCGTCTCCGAGAGAAACGAATTCTCATCGTAGTTGATGCGTCGAACGAGCGTGCCAGGCGGGGGATTAACGACAAATCGCTTGTAGACGAAATCGGTAGCCAGCCGTGGATTGAAGATGATCCAGACCTGCGATCCTTGTTTCCGGATCGTTGCCTCAAGGATCTTCCACTGCGCTTCAGTCAGGTTATGACCTTCCTCGATCCAGAGGACGTCAATACCCTCTAGTGACTTGATTTCATCGATCGAGCGCCATAATCCATAGAACAGGAACTCCGCACCAGTCTTGCGCCCGATGATCTTGTTATCGAGCACGCGGAATTGGCTGTTTAAGCCAAACCGATCAATCTGATGCTTGAGAAGGGTATAGACCGATTCCTCGATCTTGTTCTGGAACTGGCGGACGCAGAGGAAGCGCAGCCGAGCATTGCTCGCCAGATAGACCGCCATGCCGGCAGCGTCCCACGATTTTGACGAAGCCCGCCCCCCATAAAGAACGCGGTTCCGCACCGGTCGATCATTGACGGTCTTGGCTTGCCAGAAGTCCCGCAAGCATGGATTCAGCGTGGGTCGGCTAGTTTGCTCCATAGAAGTGGTCAAGGCTCGTCGGTACGTCTTCGCCGCCGCCGTCCTCGCCGATCTTCAGCCCGTATGCTTCACGCTCCAGGCCGATCAGGTTCTTCAGCGTCTCGGCGAGTTTCTTCATCCCGTCGATGCGGCCCGGCGTGGAGATGATCTTCTGATACAGATCGTTTAGGCGATCCATTCCTTTGTCGTCTGGGCTGCGCAGCATTTCGCCCAGTTGCTCGAACAGTTCGAGATTGCCGGTCTGTTGCTCAAGCTCACCAAGGAGCGCCATTGCAAGCGTTCGAGAACGGCTGATGTCCTTCCGATGGGCGAGGCGAATCGAGGCAATTACCTCGGCATTGGCCTCCACGATCGCACGGTCGGTTACCGCTTGCTCCGTGGTAACCGCATTGGTAACCGTACGAGTGGTAACTAGCTGCTCAGCCTTATCCTGTATGCGTTTGCTGAGATCGCGAGTCCATCCGTCACGCTTTGCGCGCTTCGAAATACCAACATGCGAAACACCGTGTGCGGAAGCGATTTCCCGTACCGACAACAGGCCGGCCCGGTAATCAGCTTCGATGCGTTCCCAGTCCGGCGCGGCCTTCTTTTGCTGCGCCATAGTTTCTCAAGAATAAGTGCCGGTTTCCCGGCGTGCAGCGTTGCGCTGCGTGCGCCCCGTGACGCCTGAGCAGGCGGAGCGGCGAAGTCAATAAAGTTTCACTTCTGAATCGAATTTCGTGCAATCCATCCACAGATCGGCCAATTTATCCTTGATTTCTTGCTTAAGCGACATATCCAACGGAAGGTCGGCGATAGATTCAATATAAGATCGCGCCAATTCTTCGAAAGTGTTATGGTCAAAGTGGATCTTCACGTCCATGGTGAGTTCGCCTCTTTTCTCGCTCATGCAGCCTCCTCAAACATCTCAGGCACCACGAAATTTCGCGCGACCTGCCCGAACTTCTCGTGATAGGTGATCAACTGAGCTGCCCGGTTGGCGATATATCCGCCGCGGGAAGCGTGCGCATCCCGAGCGGCGAGCGTCGGATGTTGAACGACAGTAACGCCGTTGTATTCCTTCTCGTCCACGTGATGCCGATGGCCACAGTGCACCTGGCGCTTCGTCGTGTCGCCCCACATCTTCGGGAACTGCGCCGCGAACAGGAGTGGCAACTGCTCGTTCGAGACCTTGTGACCGTGATGGAAGCCAAGCATCACATCGCCAAACTGATAGGCGTAGAAGGGCAGTTCTGAATCATTGACGGTCAGGCGCGATTCGTTCTCATACAGCGCTGCGAACATGTGGCGAAGCCATACCGAACTTGCCTCATCGTGATTACCTTCGCAAATCACGACGTGCACATGCTGATGCTTGCTCAGGGCGTAATTCACCAAATGACGGATCACGCGGATTGCAGCGGCCACGATTTTTGAGAATCGGCCGTCAGCATCAAGGACGTTCTTATGCGCCGGCGTTAGCGGAAGCAGGCCATCCGTATGAAGAAAGTCACCTTGAATCGTCAGCACACAATTCTTCGCTGCCGGTGCCGCTTGCACCAAGTGCATGAAGCTCGCGATCAGCAGGTTCTCGGCGATCTTGAGGTTCCAGTCGGCGCCGCCTTCCTTGTGCCAGGCAAGCTGGCCCACATGGTAGTCCGTGAAAACGATCAGATTGCAAAGTGCTTCGTCGACTTTTGCGGGAGAGGCAGTAGGGCGCACGCGCGGCAGCGTTTCTGCCATCGAGGCAGCGGCCTCGCGCATAATCTCAAGCTGACGATCGCGATCCAAAAAGCTTTTGACCCATTGCCCCTTGGGATTGCCGTCCTTGTCGAAGTATGTGCTGACGCCCTTGACCCCGAATCCATCCGGAACCATATGCGTCATGTTGTGCGCCGGCGACCAGCCTTGCTTAGCCGCAGCAGCTTCGAGGCGATCAATCAGGCGCGTCAGCGAGCTATGGTGCGTCTTCAGCTCGCGCGCTGCTTTTGTCGGGCCGCCATGCTCGTCAATTGCATCCAGCCATTTCAATTCGGCTTCCGATGCGAATTCCCGCAACTTCGGATCGTAGGTGCGTGCCATGCGAACTCCTTAGTTGCGAGATTTGGATTTCGATTTACCGGCCAGAAAAACAGGCATCGCCTCTTTTACCAACCAGCCAATGGTGTAAGCAAAGGCCTCATTGTCACCGCCGTTCTCAACTGGCACGCCTACATCGCCAAGCACAAAGAACGTTGCGTGCGCCAATTCGTGGATGAAGGTGTCCGTTGTACCGTCGAATACACCAATGGCGTATAGTCGCCCCTCGGCCTCGCTGTAATACTTCATTGCGAGACCCTTGCAAGGCTCCATCTCTGATTCGTCACCATATGCCGCAGCGAGCGATTCCCACTCGTCCATCGTTCGACACAAGGCGAGCTTGCCGCCGAATATCGGGATCGGAAAGATCGGGATATTGAAATACCGTTCTTTCCGCGATGACATGGCGATGCTCGAAATGGTTGCGGGAGCGAGAATCGAACTCGCTTGCAAGGCTTATGAGACCTTTGGGCTACCAGTACCCCATACCCGCATTTGATCTGGAGCGAACTGTCGGGTTCGAACCGACGACCTCGACTTGGAAGGACGAGAGTTTTCCTGCTAACCTAAGTTCGCAAAAAGGCTACTTTCTCGCAACCGCGTGACCCGCAGGTAGATCAGGCCGCTCTCGCGAATTCGCCATGCAGATTGGCCGCAGCTGCTTTATAAGCCTCATGCGCCGCCTCGGCAGTATCGAAGCGCCCAAGATGAACATTCTTATTGCCAACCCAAATCTGGGCTAGCCATTTGCGGTCGCGAGCGTGCCACGACGCGCCTTTGAGTCCACTCGAACTGTGACAAAGCATTCTGTTTCGAGTGTTCTCTGTTTGAGTGGCAATCCGCAAATTCTCCCGGCGATTGTCCTGCCGGCAGTTATTGCGGTGATCTCCTTGCCGCTTATCACCGAACTGCAAGCCGAGCAAAGCTCGATGCATGAATTCGACAGTCTTCTTGCCCGGACGCAAAGGATGCGGTATGTCGCGCACCGCGTATCCGTCCGCAGTTGCGCGCCATTTAAACGCCGCCAATCGCTCATAATCCTCATCATCCACAATGGCGATGAGACCTCGGGTCAATGTTATTTCTTTCATTCATGCCTCGCTCTCAGGCCGCTCAAGTTGGGCGGCTTTGGCGACCGGATGAGCGATCCGGGCTTCGGGTGCCCCCTAGCCAAGCCGTAAACGCAAAAAACCAGCTTGATGGCTGGCTTCATAAAAAATTGAAAGCTACTAGTCGCCGACCCGCATAGGCATATACCCGTCTATCGACGCGCGCGACCAACGATATTCGCCTTCACGACTGCCGGCTGGATTCGAACCAGCGACCATCGATTTATCGATTCGGCGCTCTACCAGACTGAGCTACGGCATGCGTGAAGAGACTGGCTTCGCACCAGCTCGCCGGCTTGCGTACCGGAGCTTTCCGAGGTGAGGGCTCGGGGCGTTTCCCTTTCCACTGTCCGCACCGAAGTGCAGGGGTTCACGTTCATCCTGGGCCTGATTTAACAGGTTTTCCTCCGCCCTCATGCATGCGCCATGTGCCGGTTGATATCAAGGCCGGCGCCGCCGAGGCAGCTATGACGCATGCGTGAAGGGCCGGCAGGCAAGCAGACAGGGACACCGCCCATGCGTCTGCCACCATCCGGCTTGGTAATTGGCGGAAAGTGTGCGGATCGAACGCACGCGGCGCGTTAGCACCGGCTACAGCTTAGCAAGCTGACCCCTTGCCACTCGGGCAACTTTCCATGTTTGGCGGAAGAGGTGAGACTCGAACTCACACACCCTTTGCAAGGCCTTCGGTTTTCAAGACCGCTGCCGCTATGCCGATTCGGCTAACTCTTCCAAAATGGTCTGAGTGGATGGATTCGAACCACCGTCCTCCGCGTTCCAGGCGCGGCCGTCTGACCAGACTGACAATACACTCAGATTTGGTAGGCCCGGTCAGACTCGAACTGACACGCACGAGGCGCCGGTTTCTAAGACCGGTGCGGCTTCCATTACGCCACGGGCCCATACTGGTAAGCGAGGTGGGATTCGAACCCACACGCCGAAGCGGCGGGGCTTAAACCCGCTGCGTCTGCCGTTTCGCCACTCGCTCAAAATGGTGGATCGCCTTGGTATCGAACCAAGCCAGCCGAAGCAACTGCTTTACAGGCAGCCCCGCGTCCTTAGCGGAATACCGATCCAAATTCGTTGCGCGTGACGGGTTCGCGCGCTGGCCCTATCTTTGCCAGCCGGTTTCTTCCTGCGGCGTCGGAATTATCCGAGATGGCAGGGCACTTCGTTCATTGTGGCGAGGATGTCGGAATTACGCTTTTGGCAGTTTATCGGCGCGCGGACGAATGTCGCCAAACAACCCAGTACCTTCCATCTCAATCTCCCGTTTTCGAAAACTCAGCCGCCGCGCTATCAAGAAATCGCGACCAGAGCCATGCCGCCCGAGCGGCTTCGTTTAGCCAATATGCAACGATGTAATTCGGCATATTTTCGCCAGAATATTAGCGTTTTCGCGCCTGATTTAGCAGAATACTGCCAATGTACACTTTTTGGCGATGTTCATCTTTCGTGAACGCTCAATGTCGAGCGTACATTGCGTGCGCCGCAGCATTCGGCGACATGCCCCAGCTATAGAGCGTCATCATGCGATCTGCCTCGGCGTCGTCCATCTCGTGCGGCAGCTCCAGCAATCCCGCAGCCTCAGCAATTGCAGCACAGGTAGCCGCCCACTTCGCCAATTCATTTGCGTCGATCACGGCGCAGCATCCCTTTTGCAATCACGAAGCAGCAGAATACAACCAGCATCGCGATCCCGATTAATACCTTGCTGGATGGATGCATGGTGCCTCCGCTAATCTTGCTCAGGCTGTTCAAATAGCGCTTCCGCGGCCTTCCGGGCGTCGCTCCATGTCTCCGCCTCGCCGCGATCCATTCGGACGCGCTTGGCGGCTTTCCGGGCGGCTGCGGCCTCTTTGCGTTCCAAAGCACGATCTGGCTGTTCGCCAAATCTGCGGGACTGCATTGTGATGGAGCGCATGGCGAGTCGGAAAACAAAAAGCCCGCAGGCACATGGCTTTGCGGGCTGGCTCCCTTGGGTTTCCGGCAGAGACACCGCACCCTCCAAATGGATGCTAGTCTCGGTTTCCCGGTAACGCCGCAAGGGCAATCAGTAATCTATGCAACAGCATAGAATAGTTTTTCCGGGTTTACAAGGGGTCTGTTGAAATATTTTTCGGATTCTCCGTCCCGCTTTATTTCGTCCAATACTTTCAGAATTATTACTTTGGACTTTGCGAGCCGGACATCCCAATGCTGCGCCACGGAAGGCGAGGCGGAATACTTCCGCACCAGGATTCGACAAACTAGCTCAGGTGAATAGCGAAAGACGTAATGGTGTTGGAGTAAGCGCTTTGCAAGCGGATCGCGGATCATTTGCCATGCTTGCTCAACCATCCATCCATCCGAGACGTCATTTCTCGGCATTGCATCCGATTCCGCTCGTGCTTCTGCATCGCGAAGGGCTACTGCCGTCCGAGCCCACGATGCGCAGAACTGAGGGCGCGTTTTCGGGTCACGAACAACAAAACCCCAGTCATCCAAACGTTGCTCAATATCCTTGATTTCCACTGCGCTCTCCGCGACATAGCGTGAGCCCCGATCAACTAGCGATCTCGCGTCGCTTAGCACTGCATATTATAACTGATAAATCAATCGGTTGCGAGTGGTTCGTCTTCCGCTGATGCGATCTCATATGGCTTGGTTATCCCGTAGTACACCGTAACCTTACGAGCCCTCGCAAAATCTCGCGTTAGTGCATTGTGGGCGATCGCTTCGGAAAACCCGTCGATCATGTTTTCAGACATTGGCGACCATCTAATCTTCATGGCGATAGGTGTTGCAAGCATCGCCCGCAACTTTTCGCACTCCGCCTTCTCCGCCCGAAACATCTCCCCGTTCGCGTGAGCGAGTAGCTTGGCGGCTTGGAGATCAGCGTTGATCGCCGCAATAGCCGTCTCGTGATCGAAGCATTGCATTTTTGCGGCTTCGAGTTCGGCAAGCAATTCCTTGTTAAACTCAACTATTGCACCGATGTTTCTGTTTTTGCTGTCGATCGTCGAGTCAGCAAGTGCACATGATGCTTCGAAATGATCGGCTTTGATCTTAGCGGCTTGGAGGTCTTCGCGGAGTTGGCGAACCTCTCCGATAAGTGACAAAGCTATCTCAGGATCCATCTGGACGAAAAATTTGATTCGATGCCCCGGAATGTCTGTTTGTGCCGCCTTCGCCAGCCTCTCCAGTTCTTCGATGTCGATCATGACTTTTCTCCATTCGGGGCGGTCGGCAGGGGCATCCAGTGGGTCGGGTTAGGAATCTCAGAGACAGAGACTCCTCTTCCATCCGGTTCATGAAACGGCGTATCCAGCACCCATTGGCTAGCCATGTAACTCCATCCACCGCGCCAAGGGCCATCAACAAAGATCCCTAAGGCCGGAACCCATAACTGGATCTTACGATCCTTCGGCGCAGTCTCGATCGGCTGCCATGACTCCCTGCCAAGCGCGGAGCAGCGGGCGGATTCGAGCTTCTCGCGCAGGTCAACGATCTCGTTCCAAAGGCGCCGGAAGCGGTAAGTCACCAGCGTCCCGATGTTCCACTCGCACTCGTTCGTGCGAATGAGTTCTGGCGTTTCTGTGGAAACGTGTTCGTTGTAACGGTCACTCATGATTTTCCTCTTGCTGTTGTGCGATAGCTGCGTCTATTTCTATGTTGATGTTCTTGATATCGCTTGGCCCACAACTGACGACCGCCGCATACAGAGTCTCGGCATTATCTTCCAGCGCGATCGCCCACCGATATCGCTGTGCATCCTCCCGCAGCCTTCGCACCTCCGCGATCAGTTCCGTCACAACGTCAGGCGTTACTCCTTCGAGCCATTCCCTGACACCATCGCCAAACGATAGATCGGGGTGGTTATCGTACGTTTGGACGCAGGGGGTGATCACGGGAACATCACCCGCATAAACGCGTCGCCAACCATTGCTCGTCCAGACTTTCCACTCACCACGCGGAGCGGCTTCTGCGAGTGCTTCGATCTTTTCGATGTCGATCACGATTGTTCCATAATATTCACTGTGTTGACCGTCAAAACGCCATCCAGAACCGCATCCATTGCTTCCCACGATCCTGCGTGAATCGTCAAAAACTCTTCTTTCGAGAGTGATGGCGACTCCCAATTAGGCATCTGTTTCATGTTGTAGCTCGGATGAGCAAAAGTTTTGAGGCGGCGATAGCGCAGAGCATCCCGCTTCCATCCCTCAACCTCAGCATCCGACCATGCAGGAAAACAGCCCGTCTCTTGCGGATCAACCGGCAGCAGACCATCCGTCTTCTGCCGCGCCTCGATCTCGCCGTTTGCGCCATCTGCGAGCGCATCAAGGAACCGCACGGGCGCATTCACGGTTCCGGCGAGTTGATAGGCAGCTGCGCATAGCGCCTGATAGCGCTCACGCTCAGCACGAAGCAGGGCGAGGCGGCCGGATAGTTGGCGGATTGTGTTGGCTAGGGCGCTCATTTCACCTCCAGTTCGATCCATTCACCGGCCTCGACATATTGCAAACATGTGGCGAGATCGAAATTCCATGTCTCGCGCGCAAATCCGCTTTCCGAAACAATATATGATGATCCATCATTATCGACCTGAACGTAGTCAGTTTCGTCCAGAAAACCATCCACGTGACGGAAACGACGGCAGTGTGGTGCACCTTTGATAAAACGCTTGAGCCAGTTGATCATTTCGTCTCCACAAAAACAGCCCTGAACCCCTGCGCCGCCGCCCATGCCTCAGCAGTTCCCGCAGAACCAAAAAGCTTAGGCTCGTCTTCCCACATGCAGAAGAACCAGCGGCGACGGCCGAAGCGGCGGAATTCTAGAATAGGGGTCATGATGCCTCCCGTTTGATCACTTTGCCGCAGCGTGTGCAGACGTCATGGATGTAGGTCTTCTCACGAATAAGCATTTTTATGACATAGGATGGAACGCTTTTAGCCACCTCAACCACATCTCTCAATGCCTGATCGGGTGAACTTTCGTCATATCTCGCCTCAAACTTGCATCCGCCGATCCAGCGGCCGGCGCGCGGGCATGGATTGATCACGCGGCCTCCACATCGTTAGGCAACTCGACAACATCGAGCCACTTCTCGCGGATGCTGCCAGCGTCGAAGTGATGTCTACGGCCTTCCTTGGGAAACTCGACAAGCGGAATAGGATTACCACTCATCGCTCCCGTATGTCCACGGACGATACCAATTCGCCCGCGCACGCGCTTCTGAAAATCAATACGGAAGGACTCGATCTCACTGTCTTTGATTTTCACTTTTGCACCTTTCGGAATCATTTTATTTCCTCCAATTCAGTTTGTTCCAGTCCCATCTCTCGACGCGTCTGCGCCAACAGTTCTGCCTCAGTCCCGTACCGCCGCTCGAATTCCGCCGGCCCCGCATGAAACGCCACACCCCAGCCGCCGAGGCGGTGATGTGCGACGCAAAGTGGGATCGTGTCGCGATTGCTTGATCGCTGGCCGGCACCAGCCAGGTATCGCACGTGATGCACTTCTGCCGGCGATCCATCGAAGCCGAGATTGCGGCAGACGATGCAGCAAAGGCCCGCGACGATTCCCATATGCTCGCGTTCCGCTTTAGTTTTCGACTTCACTCGCGCCTTGATCGCAGTCTTGCGCGCGGACTTGGTGCCTTCGGGAAGCGGTGCTGACTTATGCGACCAGCTTCCGCGTTTGAGCGGGGTCTTTCGCGTTAGCGGCGATCGCTTCATTCGCCTCTCCATTCATATAGCCATCCGACAAGCATCGCAAATCCACCCATCCACATGGCAAAATCCCATGAGCAATGAGGTGCTACGATAATCACGCCAAAGAGTGAGAAAAGATGCGATTTCTTCATTTCGCCATCCACCCAAGATAGAAGCCGACCATAGGAGCCGCCCAAAGCGCGAGGAACTTCCAGCCGCGCGAATGGTGTTGAAGCCAGCTAGGCCATAGGAGGCCGATGCTGATGAACGCGATAATTGCAAAACCGTCCTTCATGACGCGCCTCCCTTCTTCTGATATCCCAGCCAAGGCTTGCGAATGTAGGTATGGAAGTACTCCGCTGCGGCTTCGTTGCTATCCAATTCGGCACGGCTCGCGATTCCGCATTGTTCGCGCATCCAGTCAGCGCATTGGGCGCCGTCGAGAATGCATTGGTCGAATTGATCTTCGACGAAATGCCAGAAGCTCGGGTCGCCACAAAGCTGGGCAGCCAGACGGGCGAGAACGCCTCCCTTGGCCGTGTTATTTCCCATGGCCGTGGTATCGCGCTGTACTATCCGATCCTGCTTGATCGCTGCTTCGTTTGTGATGCGGGCGAGGGCCACTGGCGTGCCGGGTGCACCAAAGAGGGTAAATGCCTGCTGGGCGAAGCGCGGTTCCACATCAATCTGAATGCGGAAAGTGCCATCCGCCATGGTGCGGATCATGCTGCTTGCGCCGAGTACAACGCTCATGTCGTCGCTCATTTCAATCCCTTGGCCAATCGCGATTACCTTTAACTTGGTTCTCGCGAGCAGTTATGATTATCAAATTCCATTCAACATGCAGACCACACACTTCATCGCTGACCAACGGTATTACATGGTCTACATGATGTTTGATACCAGTTGAAACGGTAAGTCTTCGCGATTCTTTGTAGATATCCTTGATCGCAAATAGAGACGCCCAACTTGGCGTCGCCCGCAACTTTGCAGCCCTGTACTTGGCAAGTGCCGCCGCCTGTTTGTCTCTATTCGACTTAACATATTCACGCCCGGCCGCCCTGAGACTTTCTCGGTTCTTTTCCCGATAGCGTGCCTTTGCTGCTATGCTCTTTTCTGTTGAACTATACTTGGCCAAAGATAGTTTTCGCACATCTGCATTTTTCTCGATATAGCGTTTTTGGTACTCGGCCATAAGAGCACGATTCTTTCGTCGATATTCGGCCGCCCACGCCCTTCGTTGTTCTGGATCTTTATGCGGCATTCAATTTCCCCGGTGAGCTGGAATTCGCCCGAAAATGTTGGATGAACTTGACCCATGCACCATTGGCTGACGATTCGCCCCAATTCATGAGCTGCATCTCGCCATTGAAGATGATTGGAACGTCGCTCATGCCGCTTCCTCCAATGCCCGTCCAATGATCTCGATTCCCTCTGCCACATCTTCATCACTGACACCCAGATAGGTTGACCGAAGCATTTCAGTCAATGTGCCAGCCTCGCGATGTTCACGAAGATCTTCGTAGATCAGATCGGGATGGTTGCCATATTCGCAGTGCCATAACGAAAACATTCCGTTGGCATTGTCAAACGCGTACCAGTTCGAGGTGCTCCATCGAGCGTAACTCATACCTTCCTCCCCACACACTCAGCCAGCGCGAGTTCTTCCAGCTTCTCGGCCATGTCTTTAAGCTCGGTTGCCAGTTGCGTGGCTTTCGGATTGTTCGCAAAACCCTTCGCAGACGCTTCCGCAATGGCGTGTGTTGTGTTGCTGATGCGGACGATTAGTTCGGCGGTGTTCATGCGGTTACCTCGTCTTTGATGTCTTCCGTGATGGGAAGGCCAGTGATGGGACGCAACCAATCATCGGCTACTATCACATCGCATCTAAATCCAAGTCCAATAGTGGGGAGTGGAGTTTTCGATCTGCACACCCATAGAAATCCATAGACTGGATGGATCTCTTCAAATGACTCAACTTCAACCACTACGCCAACTGGGCCGCCAAAGGGTCGCTTAACAACGTAAGCAAGATCGCCGGGCTTACAATTCACCTCTTCCTCCGTTCCCTAAAGTTTGCAAAGAACCTGCGCACGCTATATGAGCGAGCAAAGGAAATCGCGGTATAGATAGCCGTCAGCGCAACGTTATCGACGAGACTGACGCGCACGCCGTAGCGGGGCAGAACTACGTAGTTCGTCACCATGTTGATGAGGCAGCCGATTGCTGTGCTGGTAGCTGCCTCACAAATGGATGCGCGACGGGACTGCATTGCTAGACCGCCTCCGCGTTGCTCTTTGCGATCAGGCGTGCGTCATCCTCGCGGGATGCATGTTCGGCGAGTCCTGTATCAGAAATGGTGTAGTGGCGCGGATTGCGATCGGCATACTTCTCGCGAATCTTCGGCATCAACGCTTCGAAATCAGCGCGCACTTTTGCGAGATCTCCATGAAGACTAGGTGGCCGATCATCGATCAACTTTCCCGAATGCTTGGCGTCGATCAGAATGCCGATGCAGGCGAGGGCGTTAGCAAGGTGCGGCGTTCCATCAGCCGGATCCAGCTCTTCGCCTTCCCACCATGCGTCCACATGGCGATCAAGCGCTGCTCGATATACCGATGCGCGAGCACCAGCAGCTCTATAGTTCCAGGCGCCGTATTTCACGTTACCGAGGTAATGGGCGATGGCTTGGTATGCCTTGACGATCGGCGACACCAGATGGTTCGGGAGCTTGTTCGTCGCGATGACATCCTTAGGATTGGTCGGCTTCGTCATGCCGCCACCTTTTCCACGATATCCGCCGCATGCAGCACGACGAGCCCATACTTCCGCGCCGTGATGTATTCCATCTGCGCGCCGTTCGAGAAGATCCAGCCTGGAAGGAGGGCGATTGCATGGCACGACTTAACCGCAGGCAGGTCGATCAGCATGCAATCCATCCAGTCAGCGTCATCGGCCGGGTTTAGTTCCCATGGATTTATCACGTCATACCCGAGGGATCGCAGACGCGCCGTTTCAGATTCGAACAGCGGACGGTTCCCATGCGGGATATCAGTGATCGGGCCGGATAGATATACCTTCATGCTTCCTCCAGTTCCTCATCTTTGATCGACATCGATTGCTGATAGACACGTCCTGGAATACCTACGGGTGCTGACATCAGGCCAGCCGCCACGGCAAATGGATTTACGAATCGGGGGCGCTCACCATTTGAGACGGTATTCATGCGCCGCCGATTACGTTTATCGCGACAAAGTTCTGAATTCGTCTTAGCTTCTGGGACCGCCGCATTTTCTCCCGGCCCAAATTCGAAGACCGGTACATAGCTTCCGCCATGCTTACGCCTACGCCAATCAACAATATGATATTCACCTTTCTTACCAGCCCATTTTGGTTTGAGATGCGCACAAACAGCAGATCGAGTAAGTCTCGTGCGTTCGGCTAGCTCCGGAATCGTTCCAGGCGACTTTTTCAGTTCAGCAAGAACAACTTCTAGTGCGAATGGTTTTACTCCGCGATCAGAGAACGGTCGTGGACCAAGCTTAAGGGAATGTGCATGATTGACCACAGATCCATAGCTACGATCACCGAAGAGATTAAGGTTGGCTTTTAAGTTTTCAGCACCTAACCAAATTCGGATCAAATCAGAATTTTGTTGTTCAGTCCATTTCATCACGCCACCTCCAATTCACATTCATGCGCGGCATACATATGTCCTTCATTGGCGCGCTTGACGATCGCTTTGAGTGCCTTTTTAATCTCGCCGCGATTGGCGAGCGCGCATTGCTGATCGTGAATGTCAATTGCGATGCGCATGTTCTGGATGCCAGCGCCGTCAAATGCCCAATGTCCCGTCCGGTCGGCGCGATACTTCATATCCATCAGCGATCCCATCGCGCGTTTGATTTCAGGAATGAATTCCTCTCCATATCCTTGTTCCGCGAGAACAAGAGCAACGTTCATGGCGCTCGCCAATACGTACCAATCTTCCTCGTTTCCACGCTTGAGCATGTTCTCGAAGGAGATGTGGTAGCAGAGGGCAAGATCGCGTTGCTGGCCGTCTTTCAACGGATTGGCATCTTGACGTTGCTCGGCATATGAGACGGTGCGCGCGAGCCAGCGGCCGGCGTCGTATCGCTTAGCTCCCTTACGCTTCTTGCTTGCTGCCATCACACACCTCCCAACGTTGCCGCTATTTCGCGCGCATGCGCTGCCCATACATCGATCGATCCCTCGATCGTCCATTCGTAACCGGGCCAATCACCGCCAGCGTCGTCTACCAATCCGGCGGATGGCCAAACTGCGCGCCATTCGTCTCGATCCTTGCGGTAGAACAGAACCGGCACGCGTTGCTCAGCCTTTGCCTGCTTAACCGCCTGATCCCACCAACCAGCGATTTCAGCGCGCGTCGCCGTCGCATGTCGCTTCACCTCTGGCGTGAAATTGGGAATGCCTTCAAGGTCGGCCTCTCCGTCGAGCTGGCGCACGCGGCGCTTCACGTCCCAACCCGTCAGGTCGCGCACGATGGCAGCGATCTCTCTTTCACCGACCTTTCCCTTCGTCCGAGACTTCATTCCCATCTTTCACTCCGTAAGTACTGCTTAGTTCGTTAGGTAAATTGCTTGGCGATTTCATGCCGCCTTACTTCGCCGCCCACCTGTCGCAGCTATAGTTCCCTTTGCAGAACCACCAGATCGGCCGCAGCGCACAATTCCTCAAACCGATCCGGTAGTGCGATTCGTTGCCGGGATCTTTGGTCGCATGTCGGCAGGTACGACATTGGCGAACAGCGCTCACGCTTCTTTCCCTGTCGCATTGAAAATCGCTTGCCGCGCGATGCTCAACTTATTGAACGGAACTTTCCCGGTCTTCTTTTCCTCTTCAACAATGCTCAGTGCCCAGCCGATGTTGGCACCGCCCGGAGTGCGCTTGAATGCCGCCGATGCCCCAAGCTCTTGCAGCTTCTGTGCGCCATACTCGCGGGTCGAGATTGCTGCGCCAGGTGCGGACAAGGCGGGGGCGCGCTCAGGAACAGGCAGTACAGTCCCCTCTAAAATCACCTTCAGCGCTGACTCAAACCGCGGCTTGATGCTCGAAAACGTCTGGCTGACCATATCGAATTCGCCAACCTTGACAGCCGCCCAGTAGATCGCAGGATTGCTCCATACGTCTTTGCCGTGCTGCCGTTTGCGCATCTGCTCGATAGCCTCGTAGATCGCGGCATCGACGTTGATCTGTGGCTGGCATGCCTTCAGGAATTCGGTGATGGAAGGCGGCCAATCGTATGTTTTTCGACAGACCTTCAACCCCTCGGAAATCATCTGCGGCGTCAGACCTTCTTCATCAAATGCCTCAGACCATGCATCGCGCCAGTTCGCCACCGCTTGCTCATTAGCAAATGAGGCTCGCCAACGATTCGGATACGCGCCATCGAAGCGGTTGAACAAATGGTCCATGAGCGAAATTCCGAGCTTCGGATGCTGCTCAAGCCAGAGGCTTTGCTTAAACGTCGATGTAGTCGTCGGGGCGTTCATGGTCGGTTACTCGATCTTTGTTCACGTATGCAACGGGGTCGAATTTTTTACCACCCGAGGCTTTCACAAAATCACCCCTCAACGGGAATAAGCCAGTCCAGCCCCGCATGATTGACTGCTCGATAACAGCCTGCGGTTCATTTCCTTCGCCGCGGAGCTTTTCAAGGGCCTTGACGGCCAACTTGATCGCGGCTTCTCCCATCGGCTTTCGCATCTGCTTTCGCATGGCAACAAAATCGCTCCATGCGACTTCAGGAATCCAATCGGGCAGGGCAAAAGGTGCCGCAGGCGCCTTTTTGCCTTTATCTAAACCGTTAGGTTTAGATATATGGTTACTGGTTACTGGATTCGCTTTTTTTTGGGTTTGCCTCTGGGTATCCGAAACGGAACCCTCTGGGTTACCCACTGGGTTTTCGTCGGTCTTGCGAGGGCGCCCCCCTTTACCGCCATTCAGCCTATTTTTCTCTGCCTCCTCGTTATAAGAGAGGATCTGCTCTTCGATCTTTTCGTGGAACAGTTGACCGTCTACCTTCTCGAAGAACTGCTTGGAAACCTTATCCACAGCGGCTCTTTCCTGTTCCGAGAATGCGCCGGCAATGCGGCACAACGCGTCCAAATCAGCCGGTAGCGGCTTTTCGGAGGAGTAGTAGTAGTCCATCAGCTCGTTGTAAGCACCCCGCTCCGTAAGATTAAGGAGACGTGTCGCGGTGGCGAAATCGCCGATGTGCTTGCTGTAATACTTCATCTGGCTTTGGCCTTCGGTTTCGTCTCGCATACCCAGAAATAACCCAATGGGTTTCTATCTCGTTGCCCCGACATAACGAATCTTTTGCTTCTTCGCCTGCTTCCAAATCTTGTTCGGCGACAGGTCAGCGACATGCGCCAGATGCTTCATGCACTCGTTGACGCCACCGGCCGGGTAATGCTCACGCAGAACACGAAGTTCGCCGGTCGTCCAGTGGTGGTAAGGGCGTGTCATACAAACACCCATGCGCCACCGAACATGAGCCGAATCACGGCGAGTGCCCAGAAGTCGATCAGAAAGTCGATCATGCTGTCAGTCCTGCCTGCTTAAGCAATTCCACAAACTGCGGACCGAAAGCCTGAAGGGCCTCCATCGCCGCTACCTTTTTGCTGCTTTTATCGCCGACGTACTTCTCGACGAGGTAATAGATCGGCGTCAAATCGCCGGTCTTATCGAGATACTTCTCCAACGAATCGACGGAGAAATGGCGCGACATATCGTCCGAAAGTTGGACGCTCAAATTGCTCGGCGCCTGGTCAAGGTCGATTGCTATTCGCTTAAGACCTCGCTGATAGACGCCCGTCGCCACGCAGTCTCGAAGACTTGCGTAACGGTCCACGAGCCCTGGCTCGAAGTCCAAAACAAGTTGCCCTTCCTTGGGCCTGATAAGCGCCGATTTCATTTGTTATCGCCCCTATTCACCAGTTATCAATGTTTTTGATGAAAAATGACGCCATCGACGCCACTGTCACATTAAGACTACTTACAGCATGAACAGCTTTCACGGCCCGCTAGAAGCAAACCGCACTTGCATAAAAAAGAGCGAGATCCTCTTCGCTCAAAACATCGCACATCGGGGTGTTGTGCGACGCCACAACTTGGTGCGAGTCGTCGTTGCCGACGCGCTCGCGGATTCATCAAATTCTCGCGATCAACATCTTCGCTTCATGGATCCGTTTTTCGCATTCTTGAAGGTAAGCAGCGCGGGCTTCTTGCTCCGTCGCGAAGTTGCCAATTCGAGTCGATCCGACCATTACCTGATATGGCCGGAGAGTACACTTCTTGTCATACGTCCAACCTCGTCCATGCCCGAGCCTCGACTTCCTATTCGGATTGGCTTTAGCCTTGGCTGTACGGATATGGCTCGGAGTCTTGATATACCCATCTTTCACGTTCTGACTCTGCGTGCAGATATAAACGTTACCAACCGAATACGAACCATTGTCGCCCTTACGGGCCATAACATAACCATTGCCACGGCCTCTTTCTTCCCACTTGCCAGACTTCTGCCAAACTGCCCACCATTGCGGGAAAGTCAGAGAAAATTCAATGTCCCGAAAGGCGCTATTCTTCCTGTGCTGAACGTAAGCCTTAGTAGCTTTGTTGGACGTCAATCGAACGCCAACCCCAAGAAGGGTCTCAAGAGAGGAATAAATGCATCCGTAGACGCGGATGCATTGCTCATCTCGGCGAGCGATAATGCGTGCAGAGCGCGCAACCTTTCGGGCCGCCGAATTGATAGCGATGCCGCCATCAAGTCGCGTAATACCACGAGCAGAAATGATTTGGCGGACACGTTCTCGCGTTACACCGTGGATCTCGCCAATTTTCTTGAGGCTCAATCCGGCAGAATATGCGTCAATCATTTGCTGGGCGCGGGATTCCGATGTGGGCGATTTTGGCTGGACGCGCTTTCGCTTTGCGCCAGCAGCGCGAGCGGCATTGTAGATAGTCACGACATGTACGCCGTACTTTTCCGCGATTTGACTGGTCGGAATGCCCTCATTCCAATCTTCCGCGAACATGTCAAATGTCAAAATCTTTCGCGCCTTACGGGCATTCTGATCGCAGTCGCGGCAATTTGCGGGGACGGTCGTGTAGGCCATTTAAGCCACCGTTCGGGATTGTTTGACCTTGCGGCTGGACGTGCCCGCCGACTCTTGCACATCATCGCTGGCGACGATGTTCTCTATGCCGTTACCCCATATATCGGGGCGCAACTCTGCCAGCGTAAAACGCGAATCCTGTCTGACAATTTCTTTGCAGAGTTCTGTGCCGGGACGCCGGGCGCCACGAGCGCAGTGGTACAGATAGTCATGATTGACCTCCAAAGACTGAGCGAACGCCTCACGATCTGGGCGTTTCGTCTGCTTGAAGTAAGTCTTGAGGTCCATGCCGCCATCCAAAGGTCTGCGTATGGGATCAGTATAGACCAAAAAGGACTATTGCATAGGACTTTTTGCGCGTTTATCAAATTGGTCTGCGTTGGTAGGGTTGAGTCATGAAAACGTGCCGACAAATACGCTACGAAAACGCGCGAACACTCATCGTCAAGGATGGCCCTGCGAACTTCGCCAGGAAGATTTCGAGCGCTACCGAAGACGTTATGACGCCCCAGCAAGTCAATTCCTGGGGCGGCCCCAATCCGCGACGAGGGATTGGCGATGACATTGCGAGGCGCATCGAGCGAGCATATGAGAAGGAAGAAGGGTGGCTTGACCATGAGTGGATCGGCGCTGGCGAAACGCAGAACAAAGGCCAAAATCGGGCTCTGAGTAACGAAGCAAAAAGTTTGATTGTGTGTGTCGAGCGTCTGGATGTCCTTGGCGACTTGGCTAGGAAAACATTCACCTACCATACGGGTTTGCTCTTACTTTCTTTGGCTTCTGCTGAGTTGCAGACTGGCGCAGTGCGGTCCCAAATGTTGGAAGAGATAGAGCGTCTGCTGGGTCCGACACAAACGGATTCCACGGGGGCATCAAATGAACGAAAGAGCTAACGGCGCCATTATTGATCTAGCGCAATACCGGCAGCGAATCTTGCAACAACAGCAACGGAACGGGCTGCATCGAGATACTTCGGATGCGCTCCTTGACACAATCTCCTATCACATCCTGATGGCCGCCCGAGCCATCGCGGCCTCCAAGACTAAGTAAGCATCTCCAGTAAATATAGAGCCCGCTTCGCGCGGGCTTTTTCACGTGCTCAAGATGTACGACTATCAGTTGCCATTGCTCGATTAAAAATAATTATGATGATAGTGGGGCAAAAAGGTTTGCAAATAGACCAATAAGGTCTAAGATTCATTCCAAGGCAGCACACGACGCACTGACCAACGAGACACGAGGCAACCATGTACACGATGTTCCTCAACATGCTCCGCGACATGCAGCACGAAGCGATGGTGGCGTGGTCGTACCAGCAGATTGATTCGACATCGTTCATGTCGTGGCAACCGCCAGTGAATGCGCAGCAAAGCTTCCCGAACATCTCGGGCTGCTGATTTGAAGATCGAAATAGAGGAATAGATATGAGCCAAAAGCACCATCAACGCACCCGCGCCGAAATCCTCGCCAAGCGCGCCAAGCCGATCGAGGAAATTCGTGTGCAACAGAAGGTTGTCACGCCGAAAGGCCCGGTTTGGATTCAGCAGCCAACACATAGCGAGCGCCTTCGCGCTGCGTTCGATGCATCGAAATACATGCCGCACTTCGGCGCGAAACAGGCAGCAAAGCTGGCAGGGCAGTAACAGATCGAAACGCCTAGAGGAAGCGGCAACACACGGCTAGGTGTCTGCGGATTATGTCCGCACTGACGAGATCGTAATTTGGCGCAACGGCGCCGCCGTTCCGGTGACAGCGGGCGGGCTCTTTTACAACGTGGAATTGAATGTTAGTCAGTGCTGGTGGTTTGCGGCGTGGATTAGACATGCAACGGCGACTCTGTACCGGGCAGGCCAGCTTACCTGCTGCGCCCGTGAGGCGAAACAGAACAGGCGTCCGTGCGATTGCAAGCAGCCGACCCGACGAGCGGCCAAGCCGCCAGCCCTGACGACATTCGATCCACAACGCATAGCCGGGACCGCGAAAGCGAAGCAACCGGCCGGGGCGATCCGCCTCGTGAATCAGGACAGAAGAACCGCGCCAGACTGCATGATCGGGTTGCCGGCCAGAAATCTGAGTGAGCCTGATGCAAGACAGCCGAACACGTGACCGATGGCTAAAAATCGGCACAAACCGTGCGGGATTGGGAGACAGACCGCTCCCGCACGTGAAGCAGTTCTTCTGAGAAGGCCGCTGAACTCCCTACGCGGCCGAGTAATCGCGAAACCGATCCATCTTAATGCCTAGCCCCTCGTGGCGGGTTGGTGCAGTAGGTTAGCCGAAGGCCGCTGTATAGCAACAGTGCCTTCTCAGAAGGATTGCAGCATCAAAGAGCAGCGGGAATCCATCGAAACCCAGCATGAGTCGCGAATCTATTCCCCGCGCGGGCCTAGATACGAGGAGCGGCAAGCAATAGTGCGAAATTGCGATGGTGACTGCCGACAATAGGTCGGCCCTCAGCAATGCTGAGGCGCGGCGATTGGCCGGGAAGTCGGGCTTCCCTTGATCGTCACTGAACATGATCGATCCCGGTTCGAATCTCGGGCGGTCAGTCGCCGCGACCTGAGCATTGCGAGATTCCTCGCCCTGCGGATAAAGGGGTATTTACTGTGGCATGCGTTAATGGGAATAGGGCTCGTTAGACCCAGAAATCATTTCACAAATTGCGCGATTAGCGCTGAGGACTACCAATAATGAAAGTTCTTCTCGTTTGGCAAATGGTCCCTGAAGAGGTTAAGTGGTATATGGTTGATGGCCCATCATCGGATGAACTTGCCGTTCTATCGACAGCTCATGGTCAATTCATCAATAGCACCAGAACAAAGCCGGCTGCGGCGGCGGCGCTTGACCTGATCAGCGCCGCACTTTCGAAACCCGAGTATGCGGAGTATATCGAAGGTCAAGCGAAATCATGGATCGGCATTTGGCTCGGGAAAGAGGTACCGGAAGAATCTCTGCCGACTATTGGCCTGATTGATAAGATTTTCACTTGCGGATTTTTGTTGTGAGCGGTGGGGCTCAATGCCCCATCAAGCAGTTTGAGCGGTAGGCAGCGTGGAGCTAAGAGGGCGGAAGGCGGTACGAGTACGCCCTTGATCTATGAAGCGCTTTAAAACTGATGGACATGACAGGCCATCGGTCCTACCGCTGAAGCTGTTTCAAGGAACGGGAATGCGCAGGTGGTGCTGCGCAGCGAAATTAGCTGGCGCTTGGCGTTGACCTCCAGCCGAATCGGATTCAGCCAGTAGGGATCACCTCCTGCCCCGTTCCATGAGACTGCTTTTTCTGTCACTAATTTAGGAATCCACACCATGTGGTACGCAATCCTTGCGCTGATAGCCGCATTTATTTTGTTCGGATGGGTTGTGTATCACGGTGTGAAATACGGTTTTGAGAGCATCGAGAAAGATGAACACTGGTATCACGACTGAACATTAAATCACCATCGGGGGAACCCATGAGCAAAGAAATCAAGAAGATCGTTTCGTACAAAGGCTTCGACGCAGACATGAAGTGTCGAGGATTCCAATATGCGACCGGCGAGGAATACACCCACGAAGGAGATGTCGAGGCATGCGCGGCCGGCTTTCACGCCTGCGAATACCCGCTTGACGTGCCGCGCTACTACTCGCCAAATACATCGCGTTTCTTCATCGTCGAGCAAAGCGGCACGCTCGCGCGACATGGTGAAGATTCGAAGGTTGCAAGTTCGAAGATCAAAATTGGCGTCGAGTTGAATCTTGAGGGACTCATTAAAGCAGCCGTCGAATATACATTCAGCCGCGCGAAGCCGATCGATCCTAAGTCACCCGCTTATTCCACTGTTGGAAATGGATTGGCAACGGCCAGCGGCTATAGCGGTGCGGCAACGGCCAGCGGCCCTCGCGGTGCGGCAACGGCCAGCGGCCCTCGCGGTGCGGCAACGGCCAGCGGCGATAGCGGTGCGGCAACGGCCAGCGGCGATAGCGGTGCGGCAACGGCCAGCGGCACTCGCGGTGCGGCAACGGCCAGCGGTCGCCATTCTGCGGCTATGGCTTCCGGCTTTGAAGGTCGCGCGCGCGGCATTGAAGGCGCAGCTTTGTTTCTGATTTACCGCGATGAGGATGCAGGTGG